CATTTTTATTGTTTCTGGATTCAAGCAACGCTTCAATAAATCCACCAGGACCTTCTGCCAAATGAAAAGTAGTAATTTCCTTATCATGGCTTACTTTACTCAAAAGTTTAAAAAAATATATTAATTCAATCATTTTAAAATAAGATCTGGAAAGGGGTTTTTTCTTGGCCATGCTTTTTTTCTTACCTGGTATAACTGTATGAATATATTCATACGGGTTGGTGTATCGTTTGACAGTGTCCCAATCTTGTTCGCGAGTACGTATTTTCTTTTTGATATCACATAAATAACAGGATAATGAATTTGATATTATAGGGGACGGTATAACTGTATCTTCTGAAAAAAAACATTCAATATATTTATATAAATTTGGACTATTACGTGGTAATTGAAAATGAATCATATGATCTCTATATTACATATAATGATAAACTTTATATATTTTTCAGTTTAATCCTTTTTCTTTGGTCTTCGAATAATTACAGTTTTCTTTTGTTCATTCAATTTTAATTCGGTAGTTTCAATAGTATCTGTTCCGGGTAATACATTTGCCGATATTACAATCTTTCTCTTTTTTCCAGGTAATTTCCTTATTGAAATGGGTTGTTTTATATTTTTTGCTTGGTCCAATTTTTCATTATTGTTGCTTTCTTCTTCAATAATTTGTTCTGCATCTTCTTCTTCGTCGGGCAGTTTGTCTTTTGTTACCAATAATTTATAGACTTTTTCGGCATTTACATTATGTGTTTTTCTGAATACAAAGTACCGGTTCATAAAGGAAATCTTCTTTTCTTCTTTTGTCATATTTTGCGCACTTTTATATTCCTTTTGATTCTTGAAATTTCGCTCTAATTCAATATTCATACTATTAAACAACTCGTCAAATAAACCACTACCATTTGGTAGTCCCAACCCTTCAGCTTCTTCTTTGGTGACAAGACTAAACCCATAATTTTCCATAATACGTTGTAAATAGTTGAAATTCACTAAATATTCTCGAAACACTTTATTAATACTCTCTTGATATACATCAATTGGATAATTCAATGACTGTTCATCCTCTGGAAATCCAGTATGATTGTATTGTTTTGTGATTTCATAAATCTTGGTTTTATCTCTATATATTGTCATCGTCTCCCCTTGATTTTTCGATTTTAATATATTAAATACTGTTTCTCCATCATAACATGTGCCTACGAAATATCCATTTACCCTCGTACATTCAGATACATTTCTCAGAAAAGAGTGCAACGATTTTTCATTTTCGAAGAAATAATGCAATGCAAATTGACAAGAACTTATGTTAAATCCTTCTTTTCCTATACCAAATTGTTTATATACACCGTCACCCAATTCCTCTTTGTCTTTCGCACCATTTCCGAAAACTGCCGAAGATATTTGTTTGTCACGCTCACTCACCAATGCCTTCCCCATACGAATATTTAATCCACTATTACCGTGAGCAAATAATGCATCCGGCATGACTCTATAATCCTTTTTATAATTCAAATATCTTGCACATGCCCCATTCTTCTTGTTTTCAATATTGTCTTTTGATACATCAATGCCAAAGACAAACTTTAATTTGGCAGCAATCCATTTGGGGAAATCTCCACCCTGACCGACAGCATAATCAATCAATGTATCATCGCGATTGCTTACACCTAAAATCAACTTACGTTTTACATAAGAATTGTGAAAATCACGTAATGCACGTGTGCTAGTGTCTTGTCCAGTGCGATTATAATATACATCTTCATCACCAATGTCTTCCGGAACATTGTGTCCTGATGTTATCATTTCTTCGGTTACTGGATTATGGATACTATGCCAATTACTGTTTGCAACATGATACGCATTACCATAATTTGTACCACCTGCGCGTAAATCATTCGTTTTATCATACCTTACACGTAATGGTCTCCATCTCCAATTACCTTTTTTATTCGCATTATAACTAAATTCTACAATCATATCTTCTTCGAAATATTCGTTTTCTTCTGTCATCATAGCATTATTGTTACCGTGTAATACAATGTTGCATAACCCTGCATCCGGATCGTACGGATTTGTCGGTTGAAACTGAACCGGTTGATACTTTTGATAATTATCGCGATCCCCATTGCTAGGCAATGTATCATTGATCATATCCAACATAGGATTAATATACCCATGATCTTTATTACTAAATCCACATTTTAAAATCAATGTCTTGTATTGCAATATGTTATCAGCATTATTCATTGACATCCCTTCTTGGAAAACGTTGTGAATTTCATCTTGACCGGTTTTATCTTTTTGAACAGAAACCAAGAAATCAACTGTGTTATATTCAGGAGGTTTCCATTTAAACGATTTGTCCCATGTAAATTTACTCAAAGGACCGCTATGTTTTGAACGCTCGCCACCAACACCGGTCGAACTAGGTGTAAAGATCAGTCCATCCGTATTATATTCATAAGAACCATCCTTAACTTTCGATAAAATGGTGGAACAACCCATAAAGATATTCATTTCGTTCGAACTATAGAATTTTTTACATTTTATGGTCAAATAGCAAGAATGTGGATCCGAGTCGGGTTTTCCGTGTTGTTTTACAGGATTGCTATTTCCACTGTCTTTATCCAATACCGATTTCGCCTTCAATTCTTTCACGAAATTCTGTAATCGTGTTAAACGAAAATTCTCTGGCACATCATCTTCTTCCGTCGGAACAAAATCTAATTCTCTTACGCTTTTTCCATCAATATAATAAATGTCAAATGCTGCATACAAATTGACAAAATTGTTGTTCTTATCATACTTAATATGTTCTCCGTCCAATATACTCTCAAACAACTCCTTATTTTGTGTTATCATACCCGTAAATATAAAATTCATATTTGTATCTATCATATATATGTGACCATTCGACGCAATATACAGCATCTTTCTGTCACCGTCTGCCTTATCAGTTACCGTATATTTTTCACGTATATTGGGAAGGTTTGATAATCGCTCTTTTTCGTCGGGTAATTCAACCACATGTTTGATTTGCAATGTATTGGAAGAAGGTCCTATGAATTTTTTTGGTAATTTTTTTCGTGCATTTTCTCGTGCATATTTTTGGGGACTGTTATATTGCTGTTTGAATTCACGTGCCTGATTTTCATCGAAAATCATATCAATGTAGGAAAATAAGGTTTTTTCTTTTTCACTATTGGAAATGGGATAACTTGTTCCTTGTAATCCAGACAAAACCAAACGTATGTTTTTTCGCAACACATCCAGTAGTTTCGACGTATTATTGTAATTTGTCCCAGGTCCAATTCTCGTATTATCGACTTCCAATTCCACTTCATACTTAATATCGTTATGAAATACATTGGCTTCTTGAACTGTATACATTGGAATAGGTACATCTTTGTCACGAAATTTTTTTGTGGGAGATCCCTTAATCATACTTACGTCCAAGAATACTGGATATTCAGGATGTCTCAAGCGAACACGATTAATATAACGAAATGTCTTTTTCGAATCCAACCAATTGGACAAAATGCGTTTGGCAACATCTGAATGTGGATAGAAATCCTTTTCATATTGGTATGAAACGCGGAAATTAAAATCAGTAAAATCTACCATTTTCAAAGGTTTGTTCGTTTCTCTATCCTGACCAATAAACGGTGGTTGTTTTTGCGTAAATTTGATTTTGTCCGCAACGGCGGAAACTGTGGATGGTAAATCAATGACCTTTTGCAAATTATTAGATCTGCAATATTCTTGGATCAAATCAATACCCATCACTTCAGAACGAATGTTGGACATTTTATATTGACCGATTTTCTTATCCAAATAATCCTCATTTTGAATACGCAAAATACTCAATCCTTCCGTATTTTCACTTGTAAATCCAGAAGTGTAAAATGCTTGTACAACATTATCATAATCTATTTTTGACATAGGTTTTCCACTTTTTGGGTTCGTTCCAAAACGTATCTCTAATTCACCTACCCTTCGACTATTATATACATGTGGATTATCGGCTAAATAAAATTCCACCATTGCTTCCATATCTTTTTTAGGATTTGTTTTAACATGAGTCTTAGATGTTTCGGAATCTAATAATGGTTGTCCTGGAGGTGGATTTAGAGGCGATGTTGTTATATCGGGGGGAGGTGGATAATTCGGCGTTTTGGGACTTTCCAGAATTTCTCCTTCTAATTTTTCCATAATATATAAATAAGTATATCTTATTCATATATTATTTTCCTTTATTATTTTCAATTTTGTATTCGCATAGAAACTAATTTTTTTATCACCATGTCATACCAATCGCCCTTTTTTGGTTTTTCTATTTCGGGTGCAACGTGCAATAATTGGGCCATATGTTCCAAATCCGGAATTTTATAAGAAGACACCCCTTTCAAAATCTTTTCAATAAACGGATCTACCAATAATTTATTTTTTTTCATTTCAAACTCCTTCTCCTTTGTTAATTTTGTAAGATCAATTGTAATATGTAAATCATCACTGCGTTCTACCAAATAAGTATCATGAACACTATCGGTCTTAAATTCCATATAAATATTATTTTGTACCAACAATACATTGATTTTGTAATAAACACACATTACCCAAAAAGAATACCATGTTGTCTTACTATCAATCATCAAATCAGATTCGACAACTTGCATTTTGACGTTCGAAATTTTAATACCATTGGTTTTGGCCAACGATTTAATGTGCCCTCTATTTTTCAATACATAATCCATTACTTTCTTCTTTTCTTCCAATTCTGCATTTTTGTGTCGATTTCCAATCATATGATATTCTGCTTCGCCAATATTCATAACATACAATGCCCAAAACAATTTGTCCTGTTTCCTTGGAACAAATAATGCAGGCGGTAGTTCCTTTTTTTCAATTACTTCTATTTGTACTTCTTCTTCTTTTGGCGTTTCTACTTGAATACTAGGCAACGGTTTTATGTTTTTTAAATATTTCTGAAAAAGCATATATTCTTCGCATAATTTTGGTTCTACATCAAATTTATTACTATTATAAAAAATTTGATTCAGTAATGTGAGTGCCATATTAACTAATGTAACTTACAATTATATCTTTAAGTCGATTTATTTACATTGTTGTTGCAGCAACAATATCACCTCTTTCTTCGAAAAACGTTTTCACATAATTCTGTTTTTTGGTTTCGGTTAAACGGAGTACTTTTTCTTGATCTTTGACATAATCCAAATATGCCTTTAATTTGGATACTATGGTTGGTTCCAAATAAGACAAATTAATATACACCCCGCTTTTGTTTTCGTTCAATTTGACATCGGGATTGGTGTTCAAAATCTTGAGAATTTCGAGTTGTTGCTCTTTTTCTAATTTTTCAATTCGTGATTTGATCGTTTCTAATTCAACTGTGTTATCCATTATCTTAAAAAGATAGGTATTATTTATATTGTTTTTTTACATGGAAATAATTATTAAGTTGGGAATAACGATTGACTAATAGTATTAATATCAGATATCTGTAAAACCCAATGACCCGCTTTACTTGTATCAGATATGCAATAAATCATTTTATATCGAAAAGTTGTATCTCCACCAAATGCACCTATCGTTTTTGCAGCCGCATCTATTATTTGGACATTAATATCATAACAATATATAATAATAACTTCATTGTCAGTAGTAGAAGATGGTAATGTGTAGGTTAAGGCCATATGACCTAAAACAGGTATTATATATGTTGTTCCTACCACCAATGGATCTAAACTTGCTGTTAATCTAACAAGCGCGGGTGCTGCACCCAACGAAGCTAATGCTCCCGCAGCAGTTGTTGCTCCTGTTCCGCCACTACCAACTGCTAATGTTCCGGTTACTTTATTTGCCATATCAATTGAACCTGCTAACATTGCATTTGTTATTCCTGATGCTTTTACTCGTAATGTACCTGAATTATTTTCAATAGAAGAATCATCTACTGTAACTGTTAAACCGGTTGAATTTGCTAATGCAGAACCACTTGCTAATTGAACAGCAGTTCCGGCTACTTTATCTGATGTTGTTATTTGACTTAATTTACTATCAGCAATCGAACCTCCTAACATTGCATTAGTAACACCAATTGCTTTTACTCGTAATGTACCTGAATTATTTTCAATAGAAGAATCATCTACTGTAACTGTTAAACCGGTTGAATTTGCTAATGCAGAACCAC